CTTGAATGCTTGTTGACTGAAACGGTTGAGAAAATCAACATGCCTGATGATGTGGTTGCGGAGGTCCTTGGAAAATCAACCTACGCAAGATGTGGTCTATTGGTTAATGCTACGCCACTAGAACCAGGATGGCGTGGGATTATTACACTTGAGTTGCATAATTGCAGTCCTATATATCCTATTATGCTGCGTGTTGGTCAAGGTATTTCTCAGGGAATATTTACTAGGATGGCAAATCCACCGGCAAGGACATACTCAAACAGAGAAACACCAGCAACCTATCAAGACCAGCTTGGCGTCACTCTTTCAAGGGGATAATTATGAATCTAAAATACATTAAGAAATTAGATGAAAGAAAGATTTGGGAAGAAGAACATTCTTCTGGAAATATTGAATTATTTGATTTTTCAAGAAGCTATAGAAATAAAGAGTCTGTAATGGAGGCTGTTATATTTGTAGCCTCAGAATGCTACGGGGTTGAGCCAAAAGACAAAGAGAAGCTATACGAAAGACTTCTTAATGAGAGCGCCGGAAAGCCATCGTCTACTTTTGAGTTTATCAGAGACCATAACGATACGAGCCTTTATAGTTGTCTTAGAAATACTATGCCAATGTTTACAAATGAACAAATGCTGGACCAGAAACTTGCTATAACTTTGGAAGGAATGGAAAGCATGGTCTTTAATGCAGTAGCTACATTTAGAATTAAGGTCCCAGTGTTTCTAGCACAACAGATAACAAGGCATAGGCAATTTGCATTTCAGGGCCTTTCCAGGAGGTATCAGGACGATAAAAAGCGTCCTTTTGAGTTTTGGATTTCTAATGACGATAGATTCTCTTGTCATATGGCTAGTGTTTCTGAAACTGCGGAGTTTATATACAAAAGAGCGATTAAGGATGGGGTTAATCCAGAGGTTGCAAGAGCGGTAATTCCACAGGGAGCCTATACTGAGTACTGGATGCAGGGAGACGTTCAAGCTTGGACCAATTATTTTAATGTACGTTTGGACAAAAAAGCACAAAGCACACATAGAGAACTAGCAAAAGAGATGTTAGATATGATTAAGGACAATCAACCTAGATTATTTGAACATATTTCAGAAGGATTAGTTGATAATGAATAAGAAAGTTTTTGTAATTTTTGGAACTAGACCAGAATATATTAAACTATTCCCTTTAGTCCTTGTATTTAGAGAACAAAAAGAAATTGATACTATATTTATTCATACTGGACAGCATACAGATATGCTAGATGACACAATATTTAATATTGGAGTCAGCCCAGATATTGTTCTTGATGCAATAAGTCATTCTACTGAAGGAGCAAATAGATCTCTTTCTTATATGCTTGAGGAATTAAATAAGCTTGTCGAGGAGCATAAACCGTCAATGATTGTAGTTCAAGGAGACACAACAAGCGCCCTGGCTGGTGCGTTGTCCTCTATGACGTTTGACGTGCCCTTAACTCACGTTGAAGCCGGTCTCCGTACATATAATAAGAATCCCTTCCCTGAGGAAGCTAACAGGCAAATAATCTCTAGAATTGCATCTATAAATTGTTGTCCTACTATTAATGCATCGTATAATCTAATGGACGAAGAAATTTCTGGAGAAATATTTGTTACTGGGAACACAGAGATAGATGCTCTCTATTATGCGCTTGATGGATGTTCACCTAAGATCCATTATGGCAGCGACGGCACAAAAAGACAGATAATGGTTACTCTGCATAGAAGAGAAAACATAGGCGCACCAATAAGAAATGTATGTAAGGACTTAATAGACCTTGCAGAATCATTTGAACTTGATATATTAGTTACTAGACATAAAAATCCATCAGTGGCACAAATAATTGATGAAGAACTAGGAAACATTGAAATTGGATTTAATAGTGATATTACAGTTATTGAACCTATGGATTATATATCTTTTATATATCAATTAATGAAAGCTAATATTATTATTACTGATAGCGGTGGAATTCAAGAAAGTGCTTCTGCCTTAGGAATTCCAGTTATAGTTGCTAGAGAAGAGACAGATAGACCAGAGGGAAAGGGCATTGTGTGTGGTACAGATCAAGGAGCTATTTATAGCGCAACTTATTCTCTATTGAAATCCAGTGAAGAATATGATATAATAGCAAAGTCTCCTTGTCCATTTGGAGATGGAAGGGCGGCAACAAAGATTAAGGATATTGTTATGGAGGCGTTATGCGTATAAGCGATGAAGCCTATGAAGGACTTAAAAACAAGAGGCAAAGAGATAGAGCAGAGAGAGAGTTAGACCTTAAACTATTAACAGACTCCATGGAAAGAACGCTGGCTCTTTTTGATGATGGTGGCCCAGAAGATATATCATGGGCTTTAGAAAGCCTGTCAGATAAATCCTTCGATCTTATTGCAGAGAACATGGCAGAATCAGCAAGCCTTGTTGAGCTAATTGAAAATAAATATTCACTTACAGGAGAATAAAATGTCCCACGCACAAATCATTAAGACGGCAGAAGAAGACGGTACTATCATCCTTAAGACTGAAGACGGCTATTCTATTGCAGTTGTAGAGATCCCTGGAAACCTTGAGCCAGAAGAGTTTTTTAAGTCAACTAGCGAGCTATCAGAGGGCGAATCCTATGAAGACTATCATAAGTGTCCGCATTCTTCACCTGAAAGGTTTGATAAGTTTAGAGTTGGAGAAAAAGATATTGATGGCAAAGAGTATAGTATTGTTTATGGAAGAATTGATGATACTAACAAATGGGAGGTGGCTAGCTTTTCTTATCCCTCTAACGTTTGGAAGAAGGAAGACGCTAAAGAGCACTGTAGGGCTTGTCACGGCGTGGCTTTCGCCAAGGCATCTGATAATAAAGAATCTGAAATAATTGAAGAAATTGTTAAAGAAAATAAATATTTGGTAATGAAGAAAGATGATATGAGGCATCTCGTTTATGGTATTGTTTTAGAGCCAAATGTCGTCGATTGTCAAGGAGACTATGAAAGCGAAGAGTCTATTGAGGGGGCTGCTCACGCTTATCTAATTAAAATGTGGGGCATTAAAGAACGAGCTATGATCGGAAGCGAACATGAAGTTCCAGTCGCCAAGGCCATTCCTGTTCAGAGTTATATTGCTCCAGTTGATTTTTATTATGAAGGCTGCGAACAAATAGAAGAATATTTAGTCAGAAAGGGAAGCTGGGTATTAGTAACGTTAGTAGAAGATCCTAAAGAATTTAATAAAGTAAAGACTGGTGAATATTCCGGGTATAGTATGCAAGGAGTTGGGTTTCGCCGTCCTGTTTAATTTTAGAAATATATGACTGTGAAAGAAAAATTAAAAGAAGCAAAGAAACCTAGAAAAAGAAATAAAGAAAAAGACGATGCATATGCTATTCTTTATTATGAAAATAATAAGGAAACGATTACGATTAAAAAAAAGATTTATCGTGATGCGCATAAAAAAGAAATAAGTGATTATAATAAGGAGTACTACAAAAAGAACGCAGATGAAATAAAAGCAGAACATCTTATTTATAATAAAGAAAACAAAGATAAACTTCATGCTTATTATGAAGAACACAAAGAAGAGAAGGCGGTTTATTCGGCGAAGTGGTATCTAGAGAATAAAGATGTTAGAAGAACATGGAATAATGAGAATCGCCATAAACGAAAGGCGTCAGAGGCTAAAAGACGTGCATTAAAGATGGAAAGAACAGTTGGAAATATTGAAGACATTAAAGAGATATATAGAAAGGCCGAGGAAGAAGAAGGAATTATATGTTATATTTGTGGAAAGGTGATTGGAATTGGAGATAGACATGTAGACCATGTTATTCCGTTGAGCCGTGGAGGAATGCACACAGCAGACAATCTAAAGATTACGCATTCTTTGTGCAACATGAAAAAGCACGATAAGACGCCGGAGGAAATGGAGATATATGACAGAAAATGAAGCAATGTTTCTTACACCAAAACAGGTTGCTAGAAAATATAGAGTTAGTGTTTCTCAAATATACAATCTTATGAGAGACAGAAGAAACCCTTTGCCAAATTATCGTATTGGAAAGTGTTATAGAATTAATATTAATGAACTAAATGAATGGGCTGATAATAACCACAGCCAAGCTATTCCATAAAACCACGCGCCTTACAAGCGCATTTCGCTACCGAAAGAACGCCACAGTCGCCGAAAAGCGCGTGGCGTTCTTTTTTATCGTATATATCCTATATTTTGTTTGATTATATTATACTATTTTCGTATACTATAGAAGCTATGGGATATAATTATTTTTCAGAACTTATTGGAGATGACGGAGGAATCAATGAGCTTTTCGACATTGATCCAGACCGTGCCGATCTAGTAGGCTTTCCTGCCATTGGCAGGAAATTTCTATTGATTAAATCAAATAAACAGGAGGATTTCAACATGAATGAAATCTTGATGGGCTTGACAGAGCAAGTTCTCAAAAATGAGGACATTGCTTCACAGGCTGTATCTACACTTGATAAGCTTGAGAAGTCAGTTACTGACGGACTTGCTACTGAAGTGGATGTTACTGGCCTACTCAGCGGCCTTGAGGAAGCTTTAAGAGAAGATGATGAGGTTTCTACTGACAGCTTTGATGTGTGGAATGAAAAGGCTGGAGAGTTCATTGATGGACTTGAAGCTCTAGAAGACGACACAGACGACGAAGAAATTATTGAAGATGAAGTTATCGAAGATAATGATTCTGTTGAAGAAGTTGCAGAAGAGGACGAAGAGGTTGAAAAGGAAGAAATCGTTGAAGACGAAATCGTTGAAGACGAAGTTATTGAAGATGAAATTGTACCTGAGGAAGAAATCGAAGTTGAAGATGAAGCCGCAGATGTACAAAAATCACTTAAAGAACAAATTTCTAAACAAGCTCTTGAACTTAAAGAAGCTAAGGTTGAACTTAAGAAGGCGCAAGAGGGGATTGAATCTCTTCGTATTGAAAAACAAAGGAAAGATTTTGTTATTCAAGCCTCTGAGGAACTTTCTTATCTTGCAAAGAGCGCCGACGAAGTTGGCGACTTGCTTATGTCTTTGAAACTTGCTGGAGTACCTGAGGAAACATTTGATGGTATTTATAGCATGTTCAAATCTAATAACGAAATGATTAAGAAAAGCGGATTCTTTAATGAATTTGGCACATCAATTGATGCCGAAGATGACGATGACCCTGAAGTATCTCTTATGAAGAGCGCTAAGGGCCTAGTTACTGACGGAAAGTTTAATACCGTAGAGCAAGCATTTGTCTCCCTTCTAAGAGAAGACCCAGCCGCTCTACACAACGAATAAATAGGAGGGATAGATAAATGTCTACTGAAAGTTTTGGCGTAAAACAGACCTTTAAGGCTGCTGCTGACTATTCGGATGAACAATACTATCTGATGTATATTTCTGCTGCTCACACAGTAACGATTTGCGGTGCTGCTGGCACAGTAATTGGGATTATGTATGGGAAGCCGGAAGCAGATGAGTATGGTGAAGTTCTTACAGCTAGTGGTGTTTTTGCGAAGGTTGCAACTGGCGCTGCTGTTACTGTCGGTACATTGCTTGAAAGCGATGCTACTGGAAGAGCCGTTACGTTTACATATGATGGCGATGGAACTACGGAAACGTATTCTATTGGAAGGGCGGTATCTGCGTCCACGGAAGCTGGTGGAATCATCACGGTGCTTACAGGCTTTTGCCTAGCAAGTAAATAAGGAGGAGTTGACAAAATGAGTAAAATTTCTAAAGCTGGAATTGCGACTCCTGGCGATCTGCATATTAATACCGCTCTTACGCGGGTGTCTGTTGCTTATAAACAGGCTGCTGATATGTTTTTGGCTGGACGTGTATTCCCATCAGTACCTGTAGAAAAGCAGTCTGACAAGATCTTTGAGTTCGATAAGAACGATTGGATGAGAAATCAGGCAAAAATCCGCGCCCCTGGCACTGAATCTGCCGGTGGTGGGTTCGCAGTAAGCTCTGACAAGACTTACTACTGTGATGTCCATGCATTCCATCAGGATATTCCGCGAGAAACACTTGCGAACTCTGATATTAATGATATGGATATGCAAATTGCAGAATTTGTTGCCCAGAACTTGCTTATGGACCGCGAACGCGACTTCGTAACGAATTACTTTACGACTGACCTTTGGGCTGATCAAGGTTCGCCTAATGATGCTACTGGACATGCCTCTAGCAGCACTTGGCCTTATTTCAGATATTTCAGCGATGTTGCTGACTCTGATCCCCTTGGCGTAATCCGAAAGGGTAAACAGCAAATTCATAGAACGACTGGATTTAAGCCTAATACTCTTATTGTTGGACAGGAAGTGCATGATGTACTTGCACTGCATCCTGACATCAAAGAAGTCATTAAATACACACAGACTGGTATTGCTGATCTTAGAGGGAATGCGCTTTTGGCTTCTCTTTTTGGAATTGACAGATACCTTGTTGGTGAAAGTGTTTATGCTGGCAATGTAGAAAATGAGACAGACGATTATGGCTTTAACTTTGGAAAAAATATGTTGCTCTGCTATGTTCCCCCACGACCTGGATTGCTTATTCCTGCGTCTGGATATAACTTTGAGTGGACTGGTCTTAACGGACTTGGCTACAATATGAGTACGGACAAATGGTGGAACCAGAATAACAAGTCTTGGAGGATTGAAAGCGAAATGGCATATGATGCTTATCTCGTTGGAAGCGACCTTGGCGTGTTCTTTAACGGAGCAATTGAATAGTAATTGGAGGTAGCTAATGTATAAGGTATTAGTGCCATTTCAAATGAACGGCCAGAGGCTTAATAGAGGAACTGTCATTGGCAATGATATTGAGGGAAAGAAAAATTTCTCTCCTTTAGTCAAAGATAAGTATATTCTTAAGATGGAAGGGAAGGATGGAGTTGCATTTATTCCTAACTGTTATATTGCCGAAAGGTCATTTAATGGGAGAGGGAAGGCATATAGAGCCGGAGATCTCATCGACCTTAGAGAAGGTGGATGGGCTAACGAAGTCTCCCTTATTGATTCAGGCTACCTAAGGTATGCAACGGAAACCGATGTGGATAGCTCCACATCAGACTCTCCACTTTCTGGGGCGGAGGCCACTCCCTGCCTCCCCCCAGAACAAAAAAAGTATAAGAGTCTTAGTTGGTTAGTTGATCGTTATGTTGAGCATGAAGCTACTATTCCAGAAATGGCAGATGAAGCTGATTGTTCTACTTCTACAATATGGTCTGCTCTTAAAAAGGCTAATATTGATACTAGATCACAAGGGAAGCATACAAATAAATAGAGAAGGGAAATATTACTAAATAGTATAGGTTCCCGGAGGTAGAACATGTCAGTGACGAAAAAAGATAGAGGAACTTGGGTTGTAGGCGCAATGGAGATCATAGGAGAGCTAACAGTTGGAGGAGACTTCACTATAGCTGGAGATATTGTAATTGTTGGAGACATGGTAATTACAAGCGTTCTTAAAGGATTAGATATTGATGTAACGAGTGCTGGCGCTGATGCCAACTATTTCGGCATTGATAACGATGTTCTCCAAGGTTCGGTAGCAAGTGGTGGATATCTAAGCCGTGGGAATCTAATTGGTGCAGCTAATTCTGTTGTTTCGATTGGTAATATCGACGCTGTGTATGCGACATATTCTCCTTCGACGCTTACGATGGCAGCTGATACTGAAGCAAACCAGTTATACGGTGGAATCTTTATGTCTAACGTCTCCGGTGCTTTTACGTTGGATATTCATGACGGAGTAATGGGCTCGCAGTTTGCAGTTGAAATTGCCGCTAACGTAGTTGATGTTACTAGAGGCGCTGGTCATGGAATTGTTGCTGCTGGCTTCTTCTTCCCTAACGTCCTGAAGGCAATTACTGCTCCCGTATACGGTATTTATGTTAAGTGTACTAATCATTGTGACTATGGCGCAACGGTTGCCGTAGAGAGCAATAATATTTCGGCTGGCATGCAAATTCTTACAAAGGATTCTGCCGTGCTTCCGATTGGGTTGCAGCTTACTTCTACGTCCGGTTCAATTACGAAAGAGATTGAGCTATCAACTGGCGTTGGAATCTATAGTGGCAGTGCTGATCCCAATGGATCGTTGTCCGCTGAAGATGGTTCTATTTATCTCAGAACTGGCACTACCACAGCAACTACAATTATCTATGTTTGTACTGGCACAACCAACTGGTCTGCTACTACAGTCTAGAAATTAATATGGCGGGGCATAAAAACCCCGCCTACTTTAACTTGACAAATACAATAATTTGTAGTATAATTAAACTAGAAAAAGGGAGAGTGGGAATATGTTGTTAAGGGTTAATGAGAGATGGGCTTTACTTTCGATGCTGCCTGCTGACGAGGGCACAGGGCTTACCACAGGATTAGTAATAAAAAGAATGAAAGAGAAGTTGCTAATGAGTTCAGAAGAGGTTGAAGAGCTTCAAATGTCGTCTGGTGTTATTTGCGACGAATGCAACTCGCCAGTAGAGAATCGCGGCACGGCAGAAGAACCCGAATATTACTGTATTGTGTGCGGTGACTTCGTTGCAAAAACTCATGGCTTTGCAGACAAGACCACCTGGAGCATTGAAGCTGACGTTGGAAAGAATATTGAACTAAATAAAATTGAGCGCTCGGTTTATATTTCGACGTTTAATAAGTTAGATGAGACTGATGGCATCAAACCAGTTCACGTAGAAGTTTGGTCACTGTTGTCTAAAGCTTACCCTAAATCGTTTCCGATGCCGGAAGAACTGGATGGAGACGAGGAGTAAATAACAAAGGAGATTAAATATGCCAAATAAACCAGAAGCAATTACACCAGGAGACCTTTTGCTGGCTATAGTCGGAAACGACCCAAAGGCCATTGTTGGTGCAATTAAAGGAAAGAACAAAGCGGAAGATAAATATGCGTCGAGAACTGTTGGAAGAAATAAAGAAGGCGCTGCGGTTGTGAACAAGACAAAATACACCAAATCGTATTTGGCTAAAAAGGCAAAAGCAAAGAAAGATAAGAAGTAATGAGAGGTTATTGATATGAGCTGGTCATATTCTGGAGATCCTTCTGCGTCAAATTTGGATGCTGTTCGTTTTTGGGCACAGCTTACTGATTCAAATGACGAGAGATTAAGTGACGAAGAGATAGCCTTTATAATAACACAAGAAGACTCTAACAAGGGTGCTGGTGCTGCTTGTTGTGAAATAATGGCAACTAAGTATGCTTCAGAAGCAGATATTGAGGCCGGGGCGAACGGAGAATTGGCTGTGAAGTTTTCGCAAATCTCTGCCCAGTTCGCAGCTAGAGGAAAAGCTATTAGAGATTCTTCTGCAACACCTGTTGGTCCTTGGGCTGCCAGTATATCTATAGGTGAGAAAGAATCACAGGAAGATGATACAGATAGAGTTGAACCGGCTTTCAAAAGAGACAAATTTGCTACTGATGGATCTCTTTCAGGAAACGTTCAAGATTGGAATAATGATGGTTCTAGATAGGTGATTTATTGTGACTAACTTTTATGCACCACAGGTTAAAAGCGCTAT